GTATCAGTTCAACAAAGCAGTGTACTCTACGGTGATGCCAATGTGGTAGAAATTGGTGACAAGACTAACACTAGAAAACCTGTAAAAGTGTTTGGGCCATTAAGTGTTGGCATCAACAATCCAGATCCTGATTTGAATTTCAGTGTAAGTGGTGATGTCAGTATTGGTAACAAACGATTTACCAACGGCGCTTCTGCTCCTGCTTCAGGCAGTTACGAGCTTGGAGACATGTGTTGGAATACCAATCCCCAAGCATCCGGTCACATTGGTTGGGTTTGTGTGAGTGCAGGTAATCCTGGACAATGGTTACCTTTTGGTGAAATTAAACCTCAATAAACTTGACCTTATGCCTTATTAGTGTATAATTACTGTATGCGGACTTAGGCATTCATCCCGCAATATAAACTCTGCATGTCATTGCTAATCTTAAGGAGATAAACAATGGCAAAATTTTACTCAACAAAACATTACGGACACAACATTGGTCTGTCAGCAGTATTCCGTCAACCCAACGCAGAGCACAGTCACTGTCATTTGCTACACGGATATAGTCTAGCATTTACATTCACATTTGGTTGTGATACATTAGACAATAAAAATTGGGCAGTGGACTTTGGTGGACTCAAACCGCTGAAAGCATGGCTGGAAGATCACTTTGATCACAAGTTGGCTTTGGATAAAAGTGATCCACATCTAGCCAAGTTCCAAGAACTGGAAGCATTGGACCTAGCTGAGATCAGAATATTTGATGGTGTAGGGGCAGAGAAATTTGCGGAACATGCTTTCAATTTTGCTGATAAATTGATCAGAGAAAAGACTGATAATCGTTGTTATTGCGTCAGGGTGGAATGTGCAGAACATGGTGCCAACTCAGCTATCTACGAAGGTTAAACACTACTGGCGTCTTTGGGCCAAAGCATTGGGAGAAAAATCAGGCAGTTCGGACGATGAATCGGATCGAATTGCTTGCATTCGTACAGTAATTGTGTTATCATATTTACTTACAAATATTTTTATAATCTTAGGTGTTATCCGACACTGGTAAAGGCACACATGAAACGTATAGGCTATGCTTGCAAATGGTTAGATGATGCTAGTGAAGTGAGAGGCATGAAGGTCAATGCCGCTAACAGAGTAATGAATGGTCGCAGTACCACCATGCGATGGTTGCGTGAACATCCACTCGAAGCTGAACAACGTCAATATGACTTGATGAATCACAACACAAGTGCCGCAGTTAAAATGATTGAGCGGGTGGCACAACTGCCAGCTGAACGCAGAATGATGCGTATTGGATCTGAAATGCTGAGTGGGTACACTGAAAAAGATTGGATCAAATGGTGGCAACATCCGGATCAACAACAGCATTGCGAACGCATCTTTGCTCCAGTAGGTGAAGCCGCTCGTAAGCATGATGTGCGTATCAGCTTTCATCCTGGACAATTCTGTGTGTTAGCCAGTGAAAATCCTGGCATTGTGGAACGCAGTATTGAAGAGTTTGAATACCATGCGGACATGGCTCGCTGGATGGGCTTTGGTAAAACATTTCAGGACATGAAGATCAATGTGCATATCTCAGGCAAACGTGGTCCAGAGGGTATCAAAGAAACATTAAAGAAATTGAGCCCTGAAGCTCGCAACTGCATCACCATTGAGAATGACGAAAATTGCTGGGGAGTAGACAGCAGTATTGAGCTGATAGATCATTGTGCGCTGGTGTTGGATATTCATCATCATTGGATTCGCACTGGTGAGTACATTCAGCCCACAGACGACAGAGTCAAACGCATCATTGATTCATGGCGCGGTGTAAGGCCAGTATGCCATTACAGCGTGAGTAGAGAAGATGTGTTGGTAGATCATCCAGTTGATGTGTTACCAGATCATATGTCCCTGCTGGCATCTGGCTACAAGAAACAAAAGATGCGGGCACACAGTGATTGGTACTGGAATCAACCAGTGACTGACTGGGCGCTGGGCTTCTGGGATAACTTTGACATCATGTGCGAAAGCAAAGGCAAGAATTTGAGCAGTGAGCAAGTATACAATCGAGCTGTAGAGCTCAAATTGGTATAGGAATTATGAAACAAATACATGGGAAATAACACTAGTAGAAAGGGTCAGCGCAATTCGCAAAGACCAGCACCACGTCAATCAAGTCCAAAACTATCTCGAGACCAACTGATACATAGATTGGAAACTCTTAGAGAAGAGATAGAAGAAAATTTTAATTTGAATGATCAGCGTAAAGCTCGTATTCAAGAGGACATGGCTCGTTACTCCGAGCAATTAAACAAATTGATATAAGGGCGCAAGGCCCTTATATTATTTTACCGCTTTTGGAGCACGTGGCTTTTTAGCCGCTGGTGTTTTCTTAGCTGGTGTTTTCTTAGCTGTTGGCGCTTTAGCTGGTGCAATAGACTCAACTACTGCTTGTACAGCTTGCTCGGATACTTTTGTAACTTCCGCAACTGCTGTTTCAACTTCAACTTTGTAAGGTACTGCTGTTACTACTTCCGCAGGTTTACCTGTGAAAAACTCTTTAATTTGTTTGAACATTCTATGTTCCTCCTTGGTGAAATATTTATACGATAAATACTGTTATGTACAACTTTATTAGATATGTCAGCTTAAATGAAGGTAAAACACCCAAGACATTGGTTCACACCAAGTTACCCTATGCCAAGGATGACCTAGAACCCAGCATGAGTGAAGATACCATAGACTATCACTACGGCGAGCTGTATGGTGGATATGTGAAGCGTTTTAACAAAGGCGAAGGCGATGCCAACTTCAATGAAGCGGGTGCGTTTTTACACGATATTTGGTTTACCCAGTTTCAAAAACCCACAAGGTCCAATGAACCTGACGGGTCAGCAGGCGAATTTATAAACAAACATTTTAAAACTTTTGACAAGTTCAAGGATGCATTTGCCAAAGAAGCCATGGGGATACAAGGCAGCGGTTGGGCATACCTAGCACGTAACGGCACCATCAAAACTATTAAAAATCACGAAGTGCGAATGGACATTGTATTACTAGTGGACTGGTGGGAACATGCGTGGGCATTGGATTACCAAGCTGATAAAAAAAGCTACCTAGCTAATCAATGGAAAATTATCAACTGGAATGTTATCAGTTCTAGGGTCGGCTTAGCATCTAGTTCATAAATATTTTCATGAAAATCACAAAAATACCAGGGCTTGGGAGATTTGGCATCTACATTGACGATGTGAATTTTGCTACAATAACCAATGAAGAATGGCTACATATTGGACAACTACATCTAGAGTCGTTGGTGACCATACTTAGGAATGTCACTATTGCACCAGCAGAATATGAACGGAGAATGGCGCAGTGGGGCAAACCAAGACATTTAGCAGACTATCAGCTGGGTTTAAAATATGCCAACGGTGGAGAAGTTGATCCTGTAGACCAGGCTGTTACAAATCAAGCCAAACACATCATGGCTTCCGAAGTAGGGCCAGACTCAATGATTGCTAGAGTTGCTGGTGGAAGGGATAAAGATGGAAATCCGCTAGGCATGTTTGCAGAAGGCGAATTACTATGGCATAGTAACGAAAGCGGCAATTTGTGTTTTTCACCGTTTGTGTCACTGTTAGGCGTGAAAAATGTAGTAGGATCTGCTACTGGATTTGTAACGACCGCAGATTGGTACGAAGAACAATCCAGTAGCTTTCAATCCGAACTGGATGAAATGATCATCAAACATGAGTTTACTCCTGGCAAAATCAATCCAGGTTTGAACATGGAACAAGACCTTGTGATGTATAGAAACATGTGTCCTGAACCTTCGGAGATTCCGTTGATCATACAAAGTCCTGGAGGAATAAAAGGACTGCACTACAGTGTAAACACCATTAATTCAATCAAGGGCATGAGCCATGCAGATTCGCAAAAAATATTTGATCATATCAACAAAACCTTGTTTGTTGAAAAATACATCTACGACCATTGGTGGCCGCAAGACAATGATTTACTGTTGTTTGATAATTCCATAACACTGCATAGACGTTTGGGAGATATTAAAAACAGATTGTGTTATCGAATACAGTTTGATATTGATAATTTAGACGTTTCTAAAAACCGTTATTTTAAAGAACCGTTTGCTTCTGCATATCGAGAAGAACTTAAAAAACTTAAAGAATTCTATCAACCTAAAATTGCCCAATAGTTTTTAAACTACTGACGGGCATATCCCAAACTTTGCGACTTTCTACGCCTTTTTCCTGGGCAAACTTCTTAGCGTCACAGCTTCCGCAAACATGATAATAATTGTTTGTTAGACGCTTGGGATCCATTTCTCCCTTATCTCTTTTAAAAATACCCTGACAGCAGTCACATCGAAAGACAATGACTGTTTTTTTACGACTGTAAGTGTGGTGCTTGCCTCGCTTACTAGTGCGTATATGCTGTGTTTGAATAAATTCAGTGTTGATATACATGACTGTATTTACATTAAGGTTATAAAAAGACTTTGATAAATATTGTCAGAGGGCACAAAATGATTACAATTTCAATATCAGCAAAAGAAAAAATCAAGGATTTACTCCTTGAAGAAAACAATCCTAATCTAGCGTTACGTACATTTGTACAGGGCGGTGGATGCAGTGGGTTTAGCTATGGATTCACGTTTGACGAAGTAACAAACGAGGATGATTTTGAAATTCCCCTAGACGAATTTCGAGTACTTGTAGATGCAATGAGTATGCAATATCTGTCAGGTGCAGAAATAGATTATAAAGACGATTTACAAGGCAGTTCATTCAGCATAAAGAATCCTAACGCAACTACAACTTGCGGGTGCGGTTCTAGCTTTGGAGTTTAATAAATGGCACAACAACTAGTAGACATTGGTATTCAAGGTAACGACGGTACTGGCGACAGTATCCGAACATCGTTTGATAAAGTAAATCAAAACTTTACAGAAATTTATGCAATTTTTGGCGGTGGTGGAACCATTGGATTTGGCAATCTAAGCGATGCGCCAGTTATTAATTCATTTACCATAACAGGCACAAGTGGTAACGGCACCACAGCCACAGTTACATTTACAAATCCGGACGTTGCCGCTCGTGTTCTTAATCCTGCACATGTTGTAGGAACTCCGTTTGTGGTTGGACAAAATATTGTAATCAGTGGTGTAACACCTGGGGGTTATAACGGATCACATGTCATTACTGGAACTAATACTGGAAGTGTAAGTTTTGCCAATGCAACCACTGGATCCGTTACTGTAGGATCAACTCCGGGTGTTGTTAGAACCACTGCTCAATACAGTCCAAATCAAGTTATAATGGCCGGTACTACTGGCGGGACATTGACTGCTAGAAATGTCAGAGGCACCGGTGGCATTACTATTGATACAACTAGTAATTATGATTTAATTATCAGTTCTGCAAATGCTGGTTTGATTGGAGATACAAAACCAGCACTGGGTGCAAGTATCAATGCCAATAACGTATTTGGTATTGGTAACTTGGCAGATCCAAATCAAAATTTAGTCACAGCTTTTAATGCATTGTGGCCAGGCAATCCTACAGACTTTGATCATCTAGCAGTCAATGTTGGATACGCAAATAGAAGTTATGTTCGAGTTTCAAATGGTGTGGTGGTGGGTCCGTTGAAACCTCGAGAAGAACCCGATGTTCCACAAATAACTAATACAGATTACGACCCAACTTTAAAAGGAAACTTTTTAAGTTCAGAAGCGGTAAGCCGTAAAAACGTAGTATTGCGCAAAGGCGACACTATGACTGGTGCGTTAACTCTAAACGATCATCCTGCTCCTATGTCAGGATTTGGTGAGGCAAACGGTGCTGATGACTTACAAGCGGCCACAAAGTTTTATGTTGATAACAGTACATACTACAGCGGAACTAATTTGTATGTGTCAACAAAAGGCGATGATTTACAAACTAAGAGTCCATTGGGTCGAGAAGGTCGCGCATGGCAATATGCTTATCGTAGTGTAGGTGCGGCATGTCTGGCAGCTGAGAATTTGATCAGATTGTCTACAACTGAACCAGGGCCTTATCGACAGACTATTGCTTACACTGTGGGACCAACACAGTACAAATCAACAGTGCAAAGTGTTGTGCTCAGTGGAGGCAACAGTGGAGTGACTGGTTACGAGAATGTTGCCAGTTTGATGCAATCAAACAAGCAATTTATTCAATATGAAACTATTGCTTATTTGAATAAAAAATATGTAAACGATTTTATATTTGACAACGCAACTTATACTACTATTATTGGAGATATTGTTAATGGAGTTGGGTACGATTTATTACTAAGTTCCACAGATGGAACCAGTTTAACCACGTACAACTCTACCACAGAAGCAACCAAGTTATACAATGATTACAATTCTTCTATCATTGCTAACCAACTAACACAAATTATCGATGGTATTAATTACGCTAGAGATCAAATTTTAGATTATGCCTACAGCACATCAAGTACACAAACTTATATTGGCAATGTTGTAACTGCTCTTGCGGATGACCTTGCGTTGGGAACCAACTACAAAAGTCTGCAAGTTGGGCTGGCATTTGACAGTGCAAGCACTGGGCTGAGTGATGCGGAGATTATAGATTTATTGGACGATAGTTCCATTACTGTGACCAGTTTAGTTGACACTGGATCAGCTATAACTCTCAACTTTGCTGTGAAAGACGCATTACCGTATGTTGTTGGTAGCAGTATCATTGTTGAAAACATGTCGCCTTCTGGCTACAACGGCACATTTACTGTTATTGCAGTAACTAATCAATCTGTAACTTACGCCAGTTCTTTTGTTAGCACATTAGTTGCTGGCGGAAATATTGTCAAGAACAATGTCATTCAGAATATTTTAAATGCAAACGGTGTTCCAACATCACCCACTGCTGTTACTTCATTAACAACAAATACAAAACTAATACGAGATATTATTTCAATTGGATTGAATCCAAGTCCAACTTTTGGATCTCTTTCTACCACTAGCACAGGACAAGCAAGTGCGCAATTATTGCTTTTAGAAAATATTGATTTTATACAAGCTGAAATTGTTGCATACTTGTTGGCCAACTATCCAAATTTATCATACAACAAATCCAAATATCAACAAGATATAAAATATATTGTTTACAGTTTAATTTATGATTTTATGTATGGCGGAAACACACAAAGCATTTACACAGCCAACAGATATTGGATAAACAACGTACTACAAATTTCTGCAAATGAACAAGCACCAACAGCAGATTTTATTTCCTATATAGGTACTTTAGCTAATAAGATTGTTATCAATACTGCACCAGTTAAAATTTATCAAACAACTGTAACACAATACACAAACGAAACATACAGTGGTGGAGTTGCTGTAGCTTCAAGTATTACTGCAAATATTAATATAATTAAGAATATTGTTAATAACACAGCTAGAAATCCAAATGTTGTTGCACAAACATTTGGTAATGCCAGTGTAATTCTAACGACTGCAAGAACAAATGTTCTAGCACTGTCTTCATCAATGCAGACTTTAGCTGTGACATTCACAAATCTCAACAGTCCTGTATTGAACAATGCAACAATTAACAGCACCATTAGTAACTTGTTCAAAGTTATCACAGACTTGTTAATATACGGTGTATCTACTAGATCAGTACCCACATATAATACTCCTGCGGGTCTTGCATTAAGTTATCAACATGCACAGGCAGCAATTATTGCTAATTTGAATTTTGTTGCAGACGAAACAGTAGCATGGATGAATATCAACTTTCCGGCTGTTACAGGAATAAATGATAAATCTAAACGAGATCTTAAGTATCTAATGGAAGCAGTGGTGTACGATCTTGGATACGGAGGAACTACTGGTAATTCTGCATCTGTAAGAGCCGCTCAATTGTATTGGTTCAATGGCATCACAACAATTCTAGGACTTAACGGATCAACACAGGCATGCGGCGCGGCCATTAACTATGCTCAAAGTATCATTGTCCAAGTTGCTCAAAATACACTAGTGAGTCCCGTTTACTCAGGAACTGCCCAGGTTAGAAATGGCATTTGGGCAGATGGTTCTGCAACCAGTACTAGAGTTAATTCACTATTTGCAACAATTAAAGACATAGTTGCCAATAATACAGCAACAACTGCTGTATATCCAGTAACAAGTTCATATGACAGTAGTTTACAAACAGCTCGCAATGTTATTGTTGACAACAAGGTTTCTATTACAGCCGCCACAGTCAATTATTTGACCACAACATACACAGGTAGTTTTGCCTACAATGAAGCAACTTGTTTTAGAGATTTAGGATATATCATTGATGGCCAGATTATTGACTTGTTAACTGGTGGTAATTATCAAAGTGTTAACTCTGGTAAAAGTTATTATAGGAATGCATCAGCAAGATTTGCTATTAGCACACAACTAACTGAAACATTAGATGGTATAAATTTTGCAAGAGACTTAGTACGCCAAGTGTTAACCAACACCACCAGATCACGCTTCCAATCAGTTTATACACAGACTATTGACCTTACAAAAACATTAAATGACAGCGGAATTAATAGCGGTGCTGACTCTGCCGCAGTTGCAACATTCAAAGCAAACTATAAGATCATCACTGACATTATTAGTCAAGGATATGGAGTTGCTCCAACTGCCACATATGGTACTGGTATCTACACTGTTACTTTCAACAATGGTGGTTTGGGATATGTTGACCAAGGTGGCAAGATTATTGTGGGAGAAACCAGTGGTATTGATATTATCCCAGGAAAGATTTTATTAGGTAATACGTCAAATGCATTAGGGCAAATTGTATCATATGCATCGGGATTCGATCTTGGTCAATCAAACGATGCTATTACATTACGATTGACTCAACCAGGATTCTTTACAGTGGGTGAAACATTGGACTTTGGTGAAACTGTTAGTGCTCTTAACATAACCATTTATGTTGAAAGCGGCACTTACTTTGAAGACTATCCAATCAGATTGCCAGCCAACTGCACCATCAGTGGTGACGATTTCCGCCGCACAATCATGCGTCCATTGAATCGTATAAGTCAAAGTCCATGGAGAAACGTATTCTTCTTTCGCGATGCAGTTATTGACGGTATACAAACTGGTAAAATTAACTTTGGCACCAACTATGCCAACGATACCACCGCGGCCACAGCCACAATCAGTGCTATCAGCGGATCTATCACAGTTACACTTGGCAACAATGTTCAAGCATTGCAATCATGGATTGGTAAAATCTTTATGGATGCGGCCAGTGAAACTGGAACTGCCGGCAAGGCCTACATTGATTCTGTCAGTAGCAATGTTTTAAACTGCACAGTTATCTATCCATTTACCGCCATAACAACTTATACCGCAAGCAACTGGTATATATGGGGCACTGATAATTACGGACGACACTATTTGACTAATCCGTTGTTGGTTGAATCAGACACCAACCCTGCTAAGAATAACAAAGACATTGACGTGTTTTTAGTTAACGATGCAACTCGCATTAAATTATTTGGCGCTCAGGGCCACGGCGGATTCATGATGGTGCTTGATCCAGAAGGTCAAATTAAAACCAAATCACCGTATGCTCAGGAATCTGCTTGCTTTAGCGGAAGTCTTGGTTCCGCAAGACGATTTGCCGGCGGACAATACATTGACGGATTTGCTGGCAGACTATCTGGTGTTGTTACAAATATTGCCAACAGCGGTAAAACTGTTACTGTGTCCGGCGGTGTGTTTAGTGGTTTAGATATTCGACCACCACAAACACCTTGTGCATTCTATGTGTCAGGTTTCCGTTATCAATTGAACGATGTGGTCAGTTGGACTCAGACCATCGACGGCAGTGGAAATGTAACTGGTGGCACAGTGGTTTTAACATTGGACAACAGTACACCATTTAATCTCACTGGTGCTTATAATTCAAACACTAGTATTTTTTCTAATTTGCTTGGTTATGTTATTGAGTCAACAAACTTGGATATGGTTATTGGTTCTAACTATAGAACAGCTCGTGCAGGTCTAACATATTTACAACCAGCCAATGTAGTAAATGCTCTTGGAAAATTATTAGTTCTACAAGGTATAAACAATGCAAAAACTGCTATCAATGCATTGAGTATTTCAGCCGGTGACAAAACAAAAATGAGTACCAACTTGTCGTTGGTAAACAGTATTATCACCAATGGCGTGTCTGCATTGCCAATACTAAGCTATCCTGGCATTGATGACGGTTCAAACAAAGGCAAAGCGGCAACTATTATTCGAGCCAATAGAACATTTATACAAAGTGAAATTGCGGCATGGATCAGCAGTAATTATAATACTCAAACTATAAGTGGGTACAGTTCAGCAACAAGTCAACGTGACGCAGGATATGCTGTGGATGCAGTGACATACGACTTGTTGTATAGTGGAAACAGTGCGGTATGGGACTACTCATTGTCATTCTTTTACAGTAGCAGTGCTGTTGGTGCGTCGTTTACAGGCAGTATCAGTGGAACAACACTGACTGTTACTCTTTTAAGCACTGGTACATTGGCAGTTGGACAGATTATCAACGGTGTTGGTGTCACAACCAATACTACAATTAGATCACAAGATTCAGGAACAGCTGGTGGTGCTGGGACGTACACAGTGAGTTTCACACAAACCGTTGGATCGCAGGCTATGACTGCGGCCGCAACCAACAGCTACAACACACAAAGTATTGTGTTTGCATCAGCCATGGGTCGATTAAACACTGTGTTACAACAGGTTATTACCAACACACTAGTGACTCCAAGTTCCGGCAACGAAGTAACTCAGAACACAACATTATCTGCGGCAACTGCAACAGAACAGCTTAGAATGACTGAATTAGTCAGCATCATTGTTGACTATTTGTGCGAAGGGTTGATGAACAACGATGTTGTTGTGTCGTTAACAAATGGTAGTCAAACTGTTCTTGCAACAAATAATCCATCGTTGGTTGTGGGAGCAACAATTGCCGGCACTGGGATACAAAGTGCCACAACTATTTCCAGTGTTACCGCAGGCACTGGTTCAAATGGAATACCGTTGGGATATAGCAGTGTTGTAATGAACAAGACTGCAACTGCAACAACAGTCAACACATACGCAATACTGAGTGGTACTGGTACTTCAGCAATAGCTAGAACTTTGCCAACCATATCCAGTTACACTGGATTCTCCAATGGTGATTACACCACCATTACTAATGCTGTTCCAACCATTAAAACTAACACAATATCTTATTTGAACGGTGGTGCTGGCATTGGTATTAACATAGAAATGGGCGGCAACAAGAGCATGTTGGCCAATGACTTTACTCAAGTTAACGATTTGGGATATGGTATTTTGGTTGCCAATGCTGGCTTAACTGAACAAGTTAGCACATTCACTTACTATTGCCATACTGGTTATTGGGCCAAGAGCGGTGGCCAATTACGAAGCATTGCTGGTTCAAATGCAAATGGTAATTATGGATTACGAGCAACTGGTTTTGATGTGACAGAGTTGCCAGATTCAACTAATATGTTATCAAACATGATGCAAAGTGCTATTGTCTACAAACAAGGACAATTCTCTAGTGCTATGACTCCGTCTGCAACTCAGCAGGCTCTCAAAGTTTATATCATTGGTTGGGAATATATTCCTCAGGGCAAGTCTGAATTAGAGATTGACCACACTGCCAGCGGCGGTGGCGTGGTGCGTTATGAAGTTAGCACAGTAACTCACACTGTGGTTACTATCAACGGACAAAACGTTCTTGAGTTGCAATTGAGCACTGCTGGAAATAATGGAACCAGTACTACTGGTCTTAACTATGCGTTGTATGACGGACAAGTTGTAACTATACGTGTTTTACAAAATTTCAAGTTTGTAAACATTGACAACGTTAAACCAGTACGTCCAAGCACAGCTTTACAATTCTCTGAAAACTTAGGCGACATTTATCGTATTATTGCTTACAATTTGATTGAATCAACAGGCGAACCGTTTGCATTGGGTTCAGGAGTCAGTATCTTAGGAACTGACAGTAGCTTTAATTACTACAAATTGATTACAGATATTTCATCTATTGCCAAAGGTGATCCTGTTTTCACAGCCAATGCCGTAGTGGCATACGGTGGTGCTGGCAACGCTACCAACAGTGTTATATTAACTGTTAGAGGTGTAATTGGCACGATTGCTGTGGGACATATAGTAGGCGGCATTGGATTTACAACACAAACAGTGTCCGCAGTTACTACTAATACCGCAACATTCACAGGCGTAATTAGCGCATCAACACTGACAGTAAGTGCCTTGACTGGGACCATAACAGTTGGAATGGGAATCACTGGCGGTTCAACTGCGGCTGGAACATATGTTGTTGCACAGTTATCCGGTAGTGCTGGGTTAGCAGGCACATACACCATCAGTCCAGGCAGTCAAACAGTTAGTGCTGTGGCAATGACTGGTGTCACACAAACTGTAACACTAAACGCATTTCCTACTGCTGTGCCAGTGGGCCCTGTTACATTCTCGCTTCGTTCTCAAGGAAGCAAAGTTGGTGATACAAAAATTGGTATTGTTGAAATTACCAACTCCAGTTCTACAAATCAACTTAACAAAGGAATATTTGTAACTGCATGGAACGGGCGTACACATCGAATTATCAGTTATACTGAGTCGGTCACTGCATCTGTTGGAACTTACGATGTGTCCAGCACTGGAACTAATTTAAAAGTTACCAGTGTGGCTGGATCTATCAAGGTGGGCCAATTGGTACAGGGTACAGGCTTCGATGGCACTCAATATGTCAGCGTGATTGTAAGTACTGTCACTGTTGGCACACAAGTTGATGTAACTGTTACATTGTCAAAGGCTCCTATGAGTTCGCCTAGTGGACAAGTAACATTTGGTATTCCTGCCAATGCATATTTGACTATAGATGCAAATCCTGTTTATAATAACGGTGCTATTGGTACAAGTGTTAACAGTATGACTTATGTGAGTCAAGAACTGTTGCCAGGTAGTACATCATCTAAAATTATAACTTATAAGATTCCGTATAACGCCACAAGTGCTACCAGTAACTATGCAATATTTCCTCCTGTAGATAGTACACTAACACTTGCAAATAATTCTGTTACAGCATACAACGGTGCTTATCAAGTGGTTGGTGTTGCAAATTCAACACAGATTACGGTTGCATCAACCAGTGCATTGGCAGTAGGCATGGTTGTTAGTTCTGCTTCAAGTGGCACAGTTATTCCAAACGGCACTATTATTCAAAGTATCGATAGTCCCACAACTTTTACAGTTAGTCCTAGTTGCTGGGTGCCAAGTGGTGCAACAGTCAGTGCTATCACAGTTGCTACCCTTGCAAGTCTATCTCCTAGTGTGAGTATTGGTAGCGGTTATACATTTGGCTCAGCACCCACAGTGAGTATTGTTACTTTACAAGGGCAAGTGGCCCCTGTGCGTCCAGCAGTGGCAACAGCCACTGTCAATATTGACGGCACAATTAATATTGCAATTGTTGATCCTGGATATGGATACAGTGCCACACCTGGAGTTACTGTAACTGGCGGGTCTGGAACATGTCCAGCAATTACAGCGGCATTGTCCAATTCTCCAAGTACCAGCGCAACTACAACAGGTGGTGTTTCAACCACTACCATGAAAGTGTTGTATCCCACTGATCCAGGCAAATCAGGAACTGCCACAGCAACTACAAATGCGTCAGCTACATTGTCCACATCAAGTGTTGCTGTGACAACTGGTGTGTTGACGGTTGGCACAGTGTCAGGAACCATTGCAGTTGGTATGGTGTTGTCTGGTGCCAGCATTGCACAATATCAATCAATCACTGTTACAGGTGTTAGCGGAAGCGGCACTACTGCTACAATTTCATATGCAACTCAAAGTGTTGTTCCGTTCATTGTTGGCCAGTTGATCACAATCAGCGGTGTGGGCACTGAAGGATACAACGGAACATATACTGTTGCAACAGCAAGCACAACTCAAGTGACTTATGCCAATACAACTACCGGCAGTACTAGCTTTGTCAGTGGTGTTGGTACTGCCAGCAGTAGAGTTTACACATACATCACTGCAAACATCAGCGGATCAGGTGCAGGAAGCACATGGCAAACGGCCACTACCGACGGTGTAAATCGTGCGGTTGCATCAGGAACAATCACTGCTACAAATAACATTATCACAGTAAGTAGCACTAGTGGATTAACAGTGAATGGACAAATTTCGTTCACTGGTTCTGCGCTGTTAGGCGGAGTCACTGCTGTTACCACCATTAACAATGTTTCTGTAGCTACCATTTATTACATCACACATATCACTGGAAACTTTATTGGCATCAGTGCAAGTGTGTACGGCGCATCGTTAACACTGATTTCTGCCAGCGGCAGTATGAATTTTTACAGTCCAGCGTTTGGTTACGGTGAAAGTATTGGTGTAAGTAATACTCCAACTAAATCTGGGTCTGGTCCTTACTTGGTTACATTTACTCTAAGTAAATCTATAACAATTACCAACGGTGCATACTATCAAGTTAGTGGAAACAACAATCCGTTGTACAACGGTTTCTGGGCAACCACAAGCAGTACTGGATCTGGCACTACATTAATTTTAAGTTATCAATACGATCCTGGCGCTTGGGCTGGTGTCACAGCAACATTCGTCAGTCGTGAATCTACTAGTGGATCCAGTACCAGCTTGGGATTAAGTAAGCCTTTCCCAATCACTGGTTCTGCTACGCTACGTGCAGGTTATCCAGCAGGTTCAGCCGCACAGATCACAGTTCGTATTAGTACATGTCGAGCCACAGGCCATGACTTCTTAGACATTGGTACTGGTGGTTTTAGTACTTCTAACTATCCTAACCAAATTTTTGGTAACGCATCTATTTCGTCCAACTCAAGTCGTCAAGTGGTTGAAGAAACCGTGGGTCGTGTGTTCTATGTGAGTACAGACGAAAATGGTATTTTCAATGTGGGTCGATTCTTTAAGGTTGACCAAGGTACTGGTACTGTGACATTTGCGGCAAGTATTGCGTTGAGCAACTTGGACGGTTTGGGATTCAAACGCGGTGTGGTTGTTAGCTCATTCTCAACTGACTCAACCATGACAGAAAATGCGCCTGACATTGTGCCAGTGCAAAGTGCTGTTCGTGGATTTGTTGACTTGCGTTTGGGTCTTGACTATGGTGGCAATCCTGTTGCGTCTAACACACTGATTGGTCCAGGTTTCCTTCCACTGAATGGCGCACTGGCCATGAAGTCAAACTTGAATCTTGGTACAAACTATATCAATAACTTGTACATGCAAACTGGTGTAACCAGTCCGTTTGATGGTGTCAACAGAATTTACGTTGACAACAGTGTGGCAGGAACTAATAGCCTATCTAAATTAAAAGACACTGGTATTGGAGCCAATGCAACATACGTGAGTCTAAGTGGACCAACACTGACTGTGACTGCATTGTTTGGAACGCTGTTAGTTGGGCAAACAGTTTCAAGCAGTGGCGGGTTCTTTACTGGGCAAAGAATTTCATCATTTACTACAGCAGGTAGTAATTTTGTAATTACTTTGGATACCA